AGGGTATTACGGGTGTCTGCCTAATCACCCAAATCACATCAGGAAAAACCAGAAAAAAATGAGACCATAACGGCCCTAACATGAAACCTGCACACGAGAGTCAAACCATCCCCAAAGAGACAGTGGGAACCAGAAATGCTCCGGCGAACAGGCCCCCTGGCCCAAAGAAAAAGGTGCCAGGTCCAAAGCACCTTCCACTGGACAGACTTAAAGAGCTGTCGGAGACCTTCCGCTCTAGTGCTGTAGCTGGGTTCAGCACTGCGTTTAAGGATGCAGCTTGTGAGGCTGCAAAGTACACCCTCCCTACCCCCCAGCAAATCAAAAGGAAGCTGGTTGTGTTCAATTGTAACTCGGAGGATCATCTGGGTTACCTTTCACAAGCTGTGTACGTGTATGCTACTATGGGCCCCCCTCTTGATGGGATGCTCACAGGGTATGCTTCAGCCCTTCGAGCCGCTTGTGGATCTGAGGCGGGGTTCAATGAGCGGTTCAAGGAACCTCTCCGGAATTATGGCTTCGAGATAGAGCATCTTCCTATCCCTCCAGATGGTGCTCTAAACAAGCTCTTTATGAGCACCGACCCTAGTGTTCGAGACCTGATGGAAGAATGCTACGGGGATGATCTCACCGGGAGTTTGCAGCTGACATCAGCCCCAAGTGGGATAACTGGTGCTAAACTGCTGCTCTTTACAGCTGATGATGAACTCCTTGTTCTATCAGGGATTTTGTTCTTGTTAGCCGTAAAGAATGTGACTGAGCTCAACTGGGCTGGGTGGAACAAGAACAGAGTTAGATCCCTAGCTGGAGCTATCGGAGTACCAGTTGATCGCCTCCAGCTCACATCCGCGGACATGCCAGATGCTGTCAGAGAGAGTGAGTTGTACACAAGACTCTCATCCATGTACCAGGTTCGTGTTTTGGAGTACCAACTGATGGTCTCCCTCACAGAAATACCGTCCCGGTGGCAGAAGATTGCACAATGTGTACTCACTCTGATGAAGGGGGCAGAAATGGCTCATTTCATACTCATCAACCAGTATGTAGTGGGCAAGTACCCATTCTTGCTCCACATGCCTCAACTGCGCCAGGAGGCCCAACAGCTGATCAAGACAATGGAAGTCTTGGAATCCTACGCCGGACCTCCTGCGGCATGGCCCTACGCAAAGATCTGCCTACCGGAAAAACAACAACCAGTGCTGTCCCGGCTCCACTTTCAAGCTCTGACTGCGGTTGCTGTGGCAATCGGAGAGAAAGAGTCAGAGACCTTGAGACAGTACGCCATGTCCAGCGATCGCCAGCCTGAGATCATGAAGAATCTCATTGAAAGAGTAATGAACATCATTGAAGAGTATGAGACCAACTATGACCCTGCCTATGATGAGGGATCCGCCGAGATCAGGAGGGTAGCCAACCAACTCCCTACTTTTGAAGATGTGTCTGAAGTTGAATACTATTGAGTGCGAGGGTGTTGTTGCTGGAAGTTTTCCGTTATCAATATGTAGAAAAAACCGAGACCAGCATGTCAGGACCATTATCAGGCCTCTTGTCTGGTTATCTGTCCGCTGATCACTCTCACAACCCGCTTATCCGATCAATAGCAGGTGACACATCCGGTCGAATTGATCGGATTGAGAATCCCGTCCGGGACATCATGAGCGAATCCAGTGAGGTCGCCGACAGCGCCAGAGGAGATCTAACACAAATCCGGGAAGAGGATGCCAACAAGGAAGGCGAGGGTAAACAGAGCGACTCCAGTGAAGGAGAAAATGCCGGCGGTGAAACCCTCAACGAGACTGCAATGCAGTCATTGTCCGCCCAGGTTGGGTTATTGTCGCATCATCTTGAAGACCTGCTCAAAGGTCAAGAGAGAATTGAAGCTCGGCTTGATGTGCACAGTGAGCACATTCAAGCAATTCTGGGCACACTAAGCAATTTGGGGTCAGCAACTGCTAAGTTCACCGATAAGTTGGCCGGTGTTGATCAGTTACTAACTGATATGACTGATATCAAACAAACGGTCTCAAACCTCAGATCAGAAGTCCAGCAGATCCCTCGTTTCATCAAAGATTCCACCACTTACTTGGGTAGAGTGATGGCTACTTCCGGACAGACATCCTCCGGTCTAGCCCCAAGCATGGAGACGGTCCCAATGGTCGTGGAGTCCTCGGGAGGACCAATGATGCCAACATTTGGTCGCGGTACTCACACAGTGAGTTATTATGCGCGACAGCTTAGGCCCAAGTATGGGAAGACCCCAGCATTGATGATGCAACATGCCCAGGCCTTGGCGGGAATCGATGAGAGCCAAGCCATAATCAAACTACAGGATTTGCTCAAGTAATGCTAATGGGACCGGCTTACATAGAAAAAACCGAGACCCTCATGTCATTGTCAAGCTCTTAGAACTAGACAATCATGTGTCTATCCACCGCTTATGCACGATATCAACTCAGGCGGTCCTGTGACAGCTTCATTTTCCATCTTGTTGTTGTAGTGGCCCGCTCTGGAGAGCCATCCAACAAAATCCCCAAAGAGAGCCTCAAAAATCTAGAGTCAGGCGTTTCAGACGCTCGGGTGATGGCTGCTCCCTACCCGCTCCTGATCATCAAACCCGATCTAAGGATGCTAAATCCTACATCAGTAGCTCCATTCTACCCTATCGGATACAGCGACTTGCTGATGGCCTCTCCCGATAATCAGGTGTATATAGTCGATATATGCGCCCATACAGGCATGCCCCAGTATGTGATGCATGTCTCGAATGTCTGGTTTGTTCACCTGCTTGGTGTAGGTTGTGCTGATGCCCCCCCAATGGGTTTACAGTTAGGAACCTTCCACCCCACTCATCGGTTGGGACGACACATCACAATCTGTTCTGGAGGGTATGAGTACACCAACAACACCTACTGTCAAGTTGGATACGACAAGTTCATACAAGAGCTAAGGATAAAGGAACAGGCCAGGGTGAAGAGGGAGAATCTCGGAGGTGAAAACCTACCAGAGGATGGCCTAGGTCCTCTATTTGAGACTGATGAGGACCAACAACCGCCACCCAAGTCACAGTAACTAAGGGCTGGTAGTCTGTGTGACTGCTGGGTTGTTGATGTAGAAAAAACCGAGACCTACATGAATCGAGCCATATATCCTGTATTGCCACCTGGGAGCATGGAGGAGACCCCAAGCAGTTCGTTCCTCGCTGCATCAGGTAACCGAGCTATGGCGCTATGCAGTTCCTGGAGAAATCTGTATCAGTGTCCAATGGGAGCCGGATGTACAAATGCTCATTTAATTCCAGAAAATAATGATAACTTGGTTCTTGCTATCTTGAACCAAATTGAGCAAATCAACCCCTCGGTGATTGAATGTTGTCATCAACTTGAAATCATAATCCAGGCTCAGGAGGAGATGGCCTCTGAACTACAACAGGTCATCGATGGTATGCCAGCAATGCGGCCGAACCTTAGGTCTCGGATGGACACAGTGAAAAGACTTCACCGCAATCCCAATCAGTGAGTGGAGGACCTGATTCAGGAAACTTAGAAAAAACCGAGACCGACTCGACATGGACCCACATCACACACCGTCGATAGCTGACATTTCCAATCCCGCCAAGCAGGCCGCGGTTGGATTTGAGATCCCGAGGTTGACTCGATTCACACCAGAACAACGCCACGCAAATGGCCCCTGCATGCACTGGGCCAGAAACTATGCTTGTTTCTTGGGAGCAGCATGTAAATATGAACACCTGATTCCAGATGGAGATGAACGATTGAAGGCGTGTCTGGAGCAGATCCAGCTAACATTGGCTTACTCTCAGAGGGCATTGACCCAAATGGAGATTGTGAAGGAGAATCAAGCCATTCTCCGAACAGGCATCTGCCACATATTGGAGAATCAAGCGGATGCAGTTAGAGCACAAACCTCAACTGCTAGGGGTCCGCGGGGTCAGTCTGTTCATCGTCGTGAGCAATCCAAGGATAGATTTGGCCCCCGGGCAAAAGAGTATGCACAAACCGCTGGACGCGGGAAGAAGTAACATCATCTGAAGCAAAACATTTAGCGCATTAGATGATTAGATATAGAAAAAACCGAGACACAATAGAACCATGACCGACCAGGAGATACAGGCGAGTCTGGTGAGATCGTTGGTCGCCGAGTGTGACCGGCTCCTCACCTCTTATGATGCTGGAGTTATCATGCGGGAGCACATTTTAAGCCTGAAATATAAACTGGAGGATTTGTTGGGACTGATCGATCCAATGATCGAGTCCGACGTCCACGAGATAGATCAATCGTAATACGGCGACAAATCAAGTGACCAACCTCCTACGGAGGTAGATGTAGTTACTAATAAAAAACCGAGACATGAATGTCCTAGAAGAAATACTTCTTGAGGAACAGTCATGGAGGGTCCCGCACTTGCCCGATCCTCATTTGAAATCCCCAATCCTTCCCTGCACCAGGGAGTTATTTGTGGGATATGTTGAAGACAAAGCAAAACCTACCCCTGGGTACATCAAAGCCCAAGTCAGAAAGCTTGAAGATGTGGTTAAAAATTATCCATCCCTTCACACAGATACAGAAAACCTGTATGGAGCAGCATTAAGCGAATCATGCTGTCCTTCCATGCAACAAACCCTGCCCCAATCCTACCTTCACTTTCTCGGAGAGACTATTAGCGATGTCAGGGATCTGGTTCAGGGTTTGACGACCTCTGAACAAGCTCCTGGTCATGGTCTCACTTTCGACCAGCTTTTGAGACCCCTAAACGGTTATACACCACACGAGTTGATAGTCTCAGCTCACATTGCCCGCACAAAGTGGAATAAGTTGAGACGTGCCATGGCAAGATTTCGGATCCATCCACTCCCTAGACCAGGGTTTCTAGTGTACACCATTTGCGGTCGGGAATGGAAGTTCTATTATACTTCCAGTGTGGTCTTGATCATCATTGACCAGGAATCATATGTCATGGACTATGACCAGGTTCTACTTGTTGCCGACACCCTAACATCTCGATACCTAGCACTGCTCTACGCTGATCTATGCAACCAAGGATATCCACTACAGTGTCCCGACCCATTGCTCCTATCCCGATGCTACGAATGGGGTGATGAATTGTTAGAGCAGTATGGTAACTGTGCTTACAGGTTGATTAAGATGTGGGAACCACTTATCCTTGGACTCCTACTACAGACCACTGACCCTCTAGAGTATTCTCACCGATTCTATGCCACGATGGAGGATGCCTACCACCAAGAGTATGAGAATGTCACTCGTGACCGATGTCTCGGTGCCTGTTCTTGGTGTCAAGTGAGAAACCTCATTCGTCAAGAACCGTGGCCAAACATATCCGAGTTGCATGGAATCTATCGACACTGGGGCCATCCAACTGTTGATTTGAAGGGCGGAACCGTAAAAGTTCAATCCATCGCTAAGGAGAAGAAATCACTGAGTACGTACACACGACTGGCAATTGGTGCTCAGTTTACCCGTTACCTCATCCTGAGCTACATTCGACGACATGGTAAGTGGCCAAAGTGTAGAATAGACTCATCCCACGAATCCAAGGCGCTATATCAGGCCTGGAGAGAACATCGGGTGGACATGAGTGACTATGAGGATAACATAGCGATCCTAGATTGGAACATAATTGAATTCGAGAAAAATTTCGAATTTGACTACTTTGAGGATTGGAGCCAACTGCTAGAAGACACAGCCATTTCCTACGACAGAGATCACTGGGATTGCACCTATGATAGAACTCTTCTTGGTTACAATCCGCCTCCGTCCCCTACCCTAAAACGGGGTATACTACAAGCATTGAGCACAAATGTGATAAATATAGAAAGCATATGTCGCAGAATACGGCAGAGAGATGTACCTCATAAATGGAAGATCATTACAGTTCATGCAAAGGAACGAGAAATGAAGGTAGAACCGAGGTTGTTTGCTATGATGGTATTAGAAATGAGACTCTACTATTGTGCTCTAGAGAAAAATTTAGCCGAGAAAATACTAGAGTACTTCCCGCAACAAACCATGACTCTAGGAGAAATCGATCTCACTCAGAGACTTTTAACACTCACAAGCAGGTCTCCTCCGGGGAGTCTCTTCATTCCGGCTTATGTCTGTGTTGATTTCGAGAAGTGGAATCTCCAATGGAGATTAGAGGCTATACTAATGATTGCCAGAAGATGTGATGAGCTATTTGGAACCCCGGGATTGGTTACATATGCCCACGAATTCTTTTCAAAGGTGATGCTGATTGTCGGTCATCGGGATATAATTCCTCCAGGAGTCACATCTACTAATAGACAGCACCCCCCTGAATCCGAATATATCTGGTACGACCATCTTGGTGGATTGGAGGGAATTTGCCAAAAACTGTGGACACTGGGTACCATCTGTATGTTGTTAGAACTGTCTAGAAGAACTGGTCACCGATGCATTATAACTGGACAAGGGGATAATCAGGTGATAAAGGTTTTCCTACCAAAGCTAGACTCCTCGATGTCCGACTCACAGTATGTCTCAAAATATAACGCAGAACTGACCAATCAGATCAAGCATGTGATAACCCACTTAACCATAATCGCCACTGAATTAGGGTTACCTATCAAGGCATCTGAAACGTGGGTTAGCTCGAAAGTTTTCATCTACAGTAAAGACATCATTGTAGATGGTGCATATGCTCCGACTGCGCTCAAGAGGGTAAGCAGAGCTTACTTTGATGTAGCAGAACTCTTTCCTACTCTTGAATCGAAACTTGCCACCATCCACACTGCAGGACAAACAGCTGCCCAAAAAGGTGATCATCCTGTGATCTCCTATCTTATATCTCTCTTGGAAAGCAGGATCGCATTGTATGCCAGCTTTAATGAGCCAACCGAGTTTGGTACCCGCCTGGGAAAGAACCTTCAAATTCGAACAAGACAATATCTTCTGGAGTGGATTCATTTCGTGTCCCTTCTACCTCGGTCAGTTGGGGGATATCCTGTGGCTTCCTTCTTGAGCTATCTATATAGAGGCCATCCAGATCCGTTAACCGGAGATCTAAATTCGCTACGACTCCTGGGGATCAAGAATGACATCTTTAGAAGAGCTCTAGCATACATACTTGCAGAGCTACCCTTTGATGACGATCCGGATCTCACGATGCTTCTGCAAGACCCTGTAGCAGTCAACTGGAAACTACCTGTCTTGACAAGCAATGTGGTTAAGAATACCTTACAGAACTCAGTGAAAGACTATGCTAAGAACATTGATGTCAAAGCTCTCTTCCACGCGCACTGGGAATCTGAAGATCAAAAAATTGTAGAGACTTTGATCAAGGCTGATCCATTTGCTGTTAGAGTGTTGAATGACATCTACATGAAGTCACCAGCTGGAGCACGGGTTGGTTTCTTGGCTATGTTCAACAATATGCGAACTACCCAAGCCACAATCGCATCCACACAGCAGCGCACAATGATTGCAGGTATACAAAGATCTGAAGCCCGGTGGGTGCAGCATCTAGATAGGGTCTACCAAGCAATCCTTAAATTCCCACCACTGGAGACGAGAGTATGTCTATCGGAGGAGGCCCAAAGTCTCCGTCAACTGTCGTGGAAAAAAGAGATTGTAGGGGTAACGGTACCACACCCTGTGGAACAGTTTCTCATCGGAATCAAGGAGTATGGGGAACCGTGTTCCAGTGGGTACGCTCTAATTAGATACTCTCCACCGGATGATGGAAGTGTTCCGTGGTATCACAGAGGTCCTCATGCAGCTTACCTGGGATCACGCACGCAAGAAAAGCGAGTTGGACAGGTTATCCCTGTGGAAAGATCAACCCCTGCTTTAGCTGCCGCTCGGCGACTTACTGCTATCTCTTCGTGGGCTGTCTCCTCTGATCCTGTTTCTCAGTCTACCCTTACTAGCCTGATCCGATGCAGGACTAATATGCCTCAGGAAGTGCTACTCGCATCCAGTGGATATGTCTATAGTGGGTCTATTACCCACCGATACCATGACCCAATGACCAGTCATGATGTATTAATCAACTCAAGACCAAATTTGGCCTCACATGTTTATCTGTCATCAGACACCCTTGGTGAGTATGCCAGAGGTGTCAGAGATCTCACGATGCACTTCCAAGGCATGTTCTTGTTGATGATGGCTTATTTGCACTTGTACCTATTGGGGGAATTGAACGCCAGTGGAGATGTCTGTTTGCATGCCCATATCCGGTGTCCGACTTGCATTCAGGAAACTAATGACACCCCAGTGTCTCTCCCCAAAGCCGAAATCAACTATCACCAGTATGAAGCTTGCCACTTGATCCACACAAATGCCCTGACTTCAATACTACCTGATGTATGGCCGACGTCTGTTTTGCTCGAGCAGGTGATTGACAAGGATGTCTCATTGACCACCCTCGGGTCGATGGCAGCTGGCTATGTATTACATCTTGATAGAAGGAAGAGTTTGGCAACTGCATATCGAGGGCGTCAGGAATTAGCTGTTTCTCCTGGCACCAGAGGACTTGACATCCTAGAGTTTCTATCTCTAGGGATCCGCACAATCATCAAAGGGTTGGCAGCTTACACCATCCTGGTGAATGCAGAAACTTACTTAACTCGGGTGGGTAAATCCCATCTAAATCGTGCTAACGCTGTACAAGCTATTGTATTTGGAAATCCTCATTCCTTCTGGGGGTCCATCAGGTCTCACATATTGCTCCCTGAAGCTAGAGTTGATCTTCTTGACGACCTACCTACCCTAGCGCCATCTTCAGAGACCCTGAAGGGAGGTCACCAAATTGACCTCACTCTTTGCAGGCTATTATCTAATGAAATACTGGGCCGGCTTCATGACCTGGAGGAGTCTGAGGGTAACCCGTTTCTGGATCTCCTCTTCTTTCAAACTGATGAGATAGATTATCTCCAACTGCACAGGTTGTGGGCCAATAGCTGGTTGCTGTGGTTAAGTACAAGGGTTACTACCCACACTGAACTTCTTAGAGCCCGACGTGACCTTCCAAGGAGGAGCCGGGACGGTAAACAACTGGCTAAAGATCTTGTGCTCTGGTACATCAGACACATCAAACCTGTAAGACAGTCTCAGGTGACGACCATACCTACAATAAAATTCACGAAAACTCCCCCAGAAGTTGTCTTAAGGAGATGTAGAGATATGTACCACCCATCTGCACATGTGGAGAGTCGTTTCCTGAATAACCTACTCTCAATCCGTGAAGATCCCGAACAGTGTCCGGATATCCCAGGAACTTATGCCCGAGCTCTAACCTGCGTATGTCCATTAGAAATGACCTCGATCCCGCTACCCATCCCTGATTCTTCCAACAGGCTTGATAGTCCACCCACACAGGTCCATGACAAAGGTGATCACTATTTCAGGCTACACGGAGTGTACTCAACAGCGGCTTACAAGTATGCTGAAATAGTAATCCAAGAGCATATAGCTGAGGCAGACGTGGTGGTATGCCTGGCGGAGGGATCCGGTGGTGTTATGAGGTATTTGGTAAATAAATACTCTCCTAATACGATTTATTTCAACACTCTAATTTCAACATCAGATTTTGCGGCCCACAGACTACCTGGTTACGTGCCTGTCGAGCTCCTCCGAATCAACTACACCCAGATCCCTGGGTTGATGACTACTATTGAGACTGGAGGTGATCTAACCTCGGAGAGTGTAGTGAGACGCATCTTTAGTGAGTTGCCTTCTGCAATAGATCTGCTCACATGTGATGCAGAGATTTCTGGTGATCCAACACCTTCTGTCGGAGGTAAACTCATCAAACATGTTCTCTGGCTTGCCAACAAGATGAATCCGACTGGGACACTCATCTATAAGACGTTCTGTCGGTTTCCCATGCTATTGACTTATGAAGTATCACTAGCAATGTCCCATTTCGGGAAAGTTAAACTGGTGGTTCCGACCTACAGCTGCCATAAATCCAGTGAGATTTTCATAGTAGCCACTGAGAAGAATGAGGTTATGCGAACCATGAGTGATGAACGGAACTGCCCCTTGTCATCTTGTCTTATAGCTGAGATCATTGAGTTATGTCAGCATCGTTTGAATCCTGTACCTTTTCAGACGCATAGTAGGAGGAGGACTATGTACCTGCAGAATCACATCAGCCGGTATTTTGAAAGCAACCTCAGCTCCAGCATGTTCTTGTATTTCGGTCCGACATTTGCACCCAGTCAAGAACTCTCACCAGAAGTGATGATAAACCATTTGGGTTTGCTTGAGACCATGATGGGAGACTATTTCAAGGCTTATGGCTCTATATTAGCCGGAGTTAAGCTCCAACAACCGGGGCGAGAAATGATAAACGCCTACACTGCGGATCGAGTCCCAATCGAATCATTAATGTCTCATTGGCTCAACACTCGATTGATGATAATGATCTTTAACCTCACTGAGGTGGGACCAGAGCTGGTCACTGGGTATCTCCTTCGTCGCCACACCTTCAGATGCGGATCCAGCCGGGTATGGACAACTAACACAAGCATAAAAGACTGGGTAATGGGTTATTCACGTGCTTTCTTTCATATATTAGGACATTGCAATATCAAATTTACTCCCATTACCAGGGGTTAGAGGTCTGGAGGTCCCTGGGGGAGGAAGCTTCAGATATGAGGCTACTAATGTACTAGTGTAATCATTTATTTAGAAAAAACTTTTCCCCATCTCCTTAAAAGTCATCTCGAATGGGATTAGAATTTATACGTTGGTCGTGCGTAATACCCTTTAGATCGGAAGAGCGTCGT